CCGCTAATTATGTCGGGCAGTGAAACTGTGTATGTTGATAATGTGGCAATGGTACGAGACGTTGATTATTCGATTGATTATGAGAGCAACTGCGGTGACTGGTATGAAAACTACCACTCGTGCGCTCTAACTTGCAGGAGTGCAGGAGTAAGTTTTGGAGATATGGCGACTAAAACACCAAACGCAACCTATGACTTTCGTGACCCGCTTTCGTGGTGGAGCTGTTTTGATAGAACTTTTTATCCCGGCTCTTGTACGGTAAATGATGCGAATCCAATCAAGATTGACTTTGGAACACCAAAAGAGTGCAATACCCTCAAAATTGATATTTTAACGGTACCTGCTGCACAGATTGCTAATCTGAAAATCCAGTCATCAATTGATGGTAGCACATGGACGGATGTGCCAAGCGTCACTCGCACTGCTCAGGTGTGGAAGTTCCCTAGCCTGACTTCAAGGTACTGGCGAGTATTTATTCCAAGTTATAGTTGGACTTATTCACTGTATTATCAGAGTTTCCCTACAAGAGATGGCCAAAGTTTTGGTTCATCTTTCTTTTTAGGTAAAACAGTGCCGGGGCTTAAGTTTATAACGCCACCAACGGCAGGAGCTGCGATTGATGTCACTTATTCGCTTGAATATCCGTTTAAGACTGCAAATAATCTGCTTAGGTTTACTTATTCGATTGTGGTGCAAAGGGGGTAACACAAAAAATGCAACTTACCTTTGAATATACGCAAAACTTAGGAGCAGGGACAGCACCTCAAGCGGTTCATATGATGGATAATGGTCTTAGGCTCATTTTCCTTGATACAGACAATACGGTAAAGGGGAAGGTTACTTATCCTTCACTTGGTAATTATAGCAGCCTTACATTTAAGTCTTTGGGGAGAATATCAGCTGATATAGATGTTTCTAAGCCATCACTTAAAAAAGTAGCACATCACGGTGCATATGGCTTTTGGAGCAGTGAGGGAATTCATAGATTTATTATGTATATGTTCCCAGTGGATATTTCAAACACGCATCTCTCTGGGAATATTTCATACTCAAAAGGAAGCGTTATTTCTCAGCTTTCTATTAGTTTCCAAAACGCAGGCGGGGCTTTGGTTAGTCGGTATAGAAATGTTCTAGCACCAAACTCAAAGCTTGAACTTACCATTAGTTTTGGAAGTAGTGCGGGTTTGAGCATTGGCAGTTTCTATATTGACAGGGTTTCAATTGGTTATCCTGAACAGAGTATTTCGGTTACAGCTAGGAACTCAATCGGAAAACTGTTAAAGGAGCAGACCTTTGATTTAAACACTGCGTATACGACTGGCAACTTAAAAACAAAGCTAACCACAATCTTAACGCTTGCCGGGATAGAGAATTTCTTTATAACGGATACATCGATATCTTGGAACCTTAACTTTGAGTCACAAACTTCATTTCTTGACGGCTTGCAAAATGTGATCCAGTTGATTCCCGGCTGGCAAGTATCAGAAAACACAGACGGCACTGTTGGAATTGGCCCAAGTTGGGATGGTCGCTTTGAGCAAATGAGCACTTATGTCTTTGAGCGCGATAAGACTTGCTGGAGCTATGACGTTGAATATGATGATGAACAAACCTTTAGCAAAATATGTGTTACGTGTAAGGCGCCTGCAAACACAGTCTATCGTGTGCTGCCACCCCACAGATGGTGGGTTTCACCGCCAAATAAAACGATGTACTTAAGCGTTCCAGAAGGCACCTCACTTGTTGACATTAACACTTACGCAGACGAGGTATCGCGCTTGGTTGCAATCTCGGGTAGAATTGAGAGCTTTGCAGGAATCTTTACACCGCATATGCTAATTGGTGATGAAATAGAACTTGTAGAGACTGATGGCAAAAGAGGAGTCATTGGTACCGTAACTAGCGTTAGACATACACTTGGCAGAGGCGGTTTTTATACCGAGTTCTCTGTAGACAGTGGAGGGAGAAAAGGACGACCATTCTTAAAAGACTATGTAGGACAGATTTCAGGCAATATAAAAGTTGATGGTGTGGTAATTTCGTAGAGGGAGGAAAAGAAGAGCATGAGAATTGTAAATATTAATATCGGCGATGAATCGGTGTATGTATGTTCTAACATAATCGGGCGGGTAGGCGAACACAATGCCACTCGCCTTAACTTTATCCTCTCCCCGGCGTTTTTAGGGTATCAGTACTTTTTAACCCTTGAGGCAGAAGGAAGTGAACCATTTCATACTTCTACATTGACGGAGTCTGACGGAGTTGTGTGTTATACTATTCCCTTTCAGTTTTTGGTTAAAGGTGTTTTGCTAATTGAACTGAGTGCTTTTGATGAGGATAGGATCATAAAGAGTGCGATTGTGAGTTTTGAAGTGCCGCAGGGACTTGAAGCAGGAGAAGAAGTTCCAAGCGAGCCGTATACCCCAACTTGGTACGTGAAAGTATTTGATGAAGCGAATCGAGCAAAGGAAGAAGCAGACATGTCGCAAAACAGTGCTTTATCAGCGGCAACTGCAAAAGATGAAGCCGTATCCGCCATGACAGAGGCTCAAACCGCACTTCAAACTCTGGAAGATGGAATTGCAAATGGTGACTTTAAAGGTGATCCAGGTCAAGACGGAGTCGACGGTAAAGACGGAAATGATGGAGTTAATGGCACAAACGCCACTACAACTGCAGTGGCTACCGGGACAACAAACGGTTTAATGTCATCAACGGATAAAGCATATCTTGATGGTTTGCCTGCAAACTTAAATGCAAAAGCGGATAAAGATAATTTGATCACTGCGTTTACCTACACGCCTTCGCAGGTTACCCTGCCTAATTATCCGTCAACTGACGGGTCGCCGATTATGACCTGCTCAGCGCATGGGTTGGCGGTGAACGATATCATCTCATTTACTGGAGCAACACCGCTGTTTGGTGGTGTCGCCATACCTGTAGGCAAAAAATACCGTGTGATTGCAGTAACTGGTCCTAATACATTTGTACCATTTGGCTCTAACATTACATCAAAGGCCGCTGGCGACTGGAATGTGGTTAAACACTCCTCCGTACCCGCCATTACCTTTAGTAATCTTGGAGTGGACAGCTCATGTAACGAGGTGACAGTTGAGTTTAAGGCAACCACAGTCTATCGAGACGGTGGGAGTGTAGCACAGTTTTATTTTACTCTAAACGGAGTTTCATCCGCTTCTTACTGTCCGTATAAGAGTTCGGCGATAGGTAGTGCGGGTACATTTGTATCAAAGTTTGCTTTTTCAGAATGTACAACTAGTGAAAATCAGGGAGAAGAAGTGCACCTGTGCTCAATAATCTTTAAGAGAATAAGCACAAGCGTGTGGAGCGTTTTTATAAATTCAGGCTACAGAAACGCTACCGCAATATCGTATTACGGTTATGTTTCCAATGCTTCGTTTTCTACACTAAACAGTTTGGAGTTATTGTTCACAGTGGGCGCGTGTATCGATGGAACTTTTATAATCAGGAGGGGATAGTATGCAGGAAAAGTTAATCGTTGATTGTCTTACAAATGAAACGCAGATAGTTATGGCAGTCGAGGAAGTTTCGGAAGTAAATTTAGCGTATTTTAGTGACATTAAAACTGCTCAGATAAAACAGTTGCTTCTAGAAAGTAACGAAACACAGTTAGTGGATGCACCTATTACTTATGATAAAAAGCTAGAGTGGCGCGAGTACCGAAAAGTACTAAGAGAACTTTTGACCGACCCCGTGTTTCCAAATGTAGCGATACCGGATAAGCCAGAGTAAAGATTAATATAAACGATAGAGAACCTCTTAGCCGGGGGTTCTTTTTTGTTATATGCAAAAGAGAGGAGGTTTGAGAGATATGGAAATTGATCACAAGTGTATTCAGGAAGAGCGAATCAGAGCCCTTGAGACTGGAACAGCTGAAACTCGTGTGTATGTGAAGTTGATTAGGGAAGATCTATCAGAGATCAAGGAATCGCTCAAGGAGATTCGGGGATCACCGCAGCAGGAACAGCAAGCACAAAAGGGCTGGCAGGTAGTGGTCCTGGAGTTACTAAAACTACTTGGAATTTGTTTAGCAATATTTGCGTCAATGTTTGGCGCAATAAAATTATTTGGAGGTTGAGAGTTATGAAAAAAGGTATTTATTTAAGTCCGTCACTACAGGAGCACAACGTTGGGGTTGGTAATTTCGGAACAGAAGAAAAGCGGATGAACGAAATTGCAGACGTCGTTGAGCTTGAGCTCATTAGGCACGGTCAAACGGTTTTTAGAAACAAAGAGTCTTTTACTTTGCCGGAAGCAGTTGCGGATAGCAACAAGAAAAATGCAAAGATTCACGTTGCAATCCACTCTAATGCCGGAGGCGCAGGCAAGGCGCGCGGGTGCGAAGTGTTTTGCCATAAGTTTGGTTTTGAAGGCGAAAAACTGGCAAAGAGCATTTATTCAAATTTGAGTACAATCACACCGAGCGCTGACAGGGGAGTTAAGGAAGGCCAGAATTACTTTGGAAAAGGCAAGCCACTTTATGAGACTGCTAAGACCACAGCCGTAGCCGTATTAATCGAAGTAGCATTCCATGATTCGCATGAAGATGCAAAGTGGATTGTAGGAAACATCAAGCCGATCGGTCTGGCAATTGCTAAAGGCATCTTGTCATACCTAAAAGTGAAATAGGAGGAATTTGTTATGGGACAATCGAGATTTAGAAGCAAGGTGGCGTGGGTTGCAGTTTCCGCGCTCGTACTTTTTTTACTCAAGAACTACGGATTGCTTGGCGGTGTTGGCTTGACTGAAGGAGCATATGATACTTTCGTAAATCTGCTCTTTGGAGTCTTGACAACGTTTGGAATCTTCAACGATCCAACGAACAAGACCGGGTTTTAACACAACAGGGTAAAGGAGTCAGGAGGATATAACCCCTGGCTCCTTAACTGTATTTGATTAACCACTAAGCAAAATTGCAGGTGGTTTATTTTTGTTGAGGAGGTTTTAATAATATGAAATCAAACAAATTTCAGTATTTACTTAGTCGGCATTATTTGAAAAAATTAGTCGCTGCGAAGGTAATAACCTATGAGGAATTTGATCAAATAGATTCACTTAATAAACAAAAGTTCTTAAGTTAATAAATGGTCTATAACCCTTGATAAATGGGCGTTTTACTTGACTATATGAAGTAATTACTTTAACATCACACTACCCCAAAAGGGTGGCAAATTTTTAGAAGAAGGGAGTGGAAATTAAATGACTATGGCAGCTAGAAAAGTGCAAGTTTTACAGACTGTACCCACGTTAGTTTTTAACAGTGACAACATTCTTGTAACAGCTAAGAAACGGGTGGCAGCATACTGCAGAGTTAGCACAGATAGTGAAGAACAAATGCTAAGTTACGACGCTCAAGTAAGCGAGTATACGAATAAAATCAATAGTACTCCAGAATGGCAAATGGTTGAGATTTTTGCAGACGCAGGGATAAGTGGCACAAATGTTAAGAAAAGAACGGCTTTTAATATGATGATTAATGCCTGCAGATTGGGTAAAATTGATCTTATCATAACAAAGTCAATTTCAAGATTTGCAAGGAATACAGTTGATTGTCTGGAGCACGTTAGAATGCTCAAGGGTATGGGGGTAGAGGTTTACTTTGAAAAGGAGAACATTTTTAGTTTTGATGCGAAGATGGAATTGGTTCTAAGTTTGCTCTCGTCAATTGCACAAGAAGAAAGTCGTAATATCAGTGAAAACACAAAGTGGGGCATAAAAAAACGGATGAGGGATGGTAAAGCCATTGTTAATTGTGAAAACTTCATGGGCTATGATAAGGATGAAAATGGGAATTTAATTGTAAACAAGAAAGAGGCTGAAATAGTCAAACGTATTTTCAGAGAATTCATTGATGGAAAGGGAGTAGCAAAGATTTGCAGAGAACTTGAAAGGGACGGAATTAAAACAATAAACGGCAATACAAAATGGCATGACGCGGTTATTCGCAAAATGCTGCGAAATGAGAAATACTATGGGGAACTGCTCCTTCAAAAAACCGTTACCCTTGACTACCTTACAAAACAACGGGCGGTCAATAACAACCATTCTGACCAATACAGAGTCGAAAACAACCACGAGCCGATTGTAAGCAAAGAACTCTGGGACATGGTTCAGACTGAATTTGACCGAAGATTCGCGATTTATTCAGGTGCAAACAAGGACCGAAGCAAATACTCAAAACGCTATGCTTTCAGCGGGAAACTTATCTGCGGTGTTTGCGGAACTTCTTATAAACGCAGGCACTGGAACGGAAAACTATCGTGCGCTAAGATCGTTTGGCAATGCGTCAAATATATTAACCAAAACGCAAATTCAGGAGAACGTTGCCCTTCAAAGAGCGTTGATGACGAGGTTCTAAAAGCAACGTTTGTCAGAGTTTTTAATGAAGAATTCAACGACAGGGACACATTTTTCAAAGCCTTTATGAAAAACATTGAAAAGGTTGTGAATAGGAGTTCTGATGGACCGTCAGTGCTCGATAAAAAGATTGCTTCACTTGAGGAAGATTTAAGCGGCTTGATAACGTTAAAACTTCATAAAGAAATCGACGAGCAAGCATATAGCCGTGAGTATCAAAGGATCAGCAGAGAGATTTCAGACCTACAGTTTAAAAAGCAAGAGGTTGTTACAGAAAACTTAGAACATGCTCAAGATTTCAGCAAATTACAGGCGGTCAAAGAGATTGTTGGAGATGGCAGCAAAGCACTCACAGAATTCGATGACGCCCTTTTTGAGGCCATGGTTGAAAAGGTGATCATAAAATCGCCAACGGAGTTTGAATTCATTTTCGAGAGTGGACAAAGGGTAAAGGCGAAAGCTGGCAAATAGGGGAGTTGATTGAAACCGCAGGCAAAGGTGCGATGAGCATCGTTGTCTGCGGTTTTTTTGTTATGTGCCGAGCGAATGTGATATGATGATATTGTTGTTGCATAAGTAGGCAACTTTTAGTAAAATCGGACTATAGTTAAGAATTCGTTTCAACAAGAAGGTAACTTGGAAATCAAGTAATAAAACTATTGCAACGGTTAGCTCTGGAGTTGTTAAGGGAATTAAGATGGGCACGACATATATTAATGTTTATACAGTTTATGGAAAGAAGACTGTGGAGTGTAAAGCGGTTGTGAAATAATTTAAGGAGAACAAAGATTATGAAAAGAGTATTAAGTATTTTTTTGGCATTTGCATTAGTAATATCTATCACTATGGTTGAAAATACCGCAGCATTTGCTGAGCAAAGCGGGGATTTTACTTATACTATATCGAACTCAACTGTTGAAATCACAGGATATACAGGTACTGGAGGGGCTGTAATAATTCCGAACACACTGGGAGGATTCCCAGTAATTATTATCGGAGAATGGGCGTTTGAAAGGAGCACAAAACTAACAAGTATAACAATCCCAAGCAGTGTAACGAGCATTAGAGGTAACACATTTATGGGGTGTAGCGGACTTGTTGAAGTAATCGTTGATGAGAATAACATAAACTATTCTAGTCAAAATGGAGTGTTATTTAATAAGATAAAAACTAAACTGATTTCATATCCTAGAGGTAAAAAAGGCGGTTATTTAATCCCAAGTAGTGTGACAAGTATAGAAGGTGCTGTGTTTTATGGATGTAACGGACTAACAAGTATATCAATTCCAAGCAATGTGACGAGCATAGGAGATTCTGCGTTCCAAGGGTGTAGCGGACTAACAAGTATAACAATCCCAAGCAATGTGACGAGTATAGGTGGTTCTGTCTTCTTTGGGTGTAGCGGACTAACAAGTATAACAATTCCAAGCAATGTTACGAGCATAGGAGATTCTGCGTTCCGTGGATGTATCAAACTAATAAATATAACAATCCCCAATAATGTGACGAGTGTAGGAGGGTATGCTTTTAGTGACTGTGCAGGACTAACAAGTATAACTATTCCCAACAGTATGACGAGTATAGGTGATTATGCGTTTAGTGACTGTGCACTGCTGACAAATATTACAATTCCCAGCAGTGTGACGATTATAGGTGAAGGAGTGTTCGAATACTGCCATGGACTGATAAGTATAACAATTCCAAACAGTGTGACGAGCATAGAATTCAAAACGTTTATAGGATGTAATGGACTGACAAGTATAACTATTCCAAGCAGTGTGGAAGGCATAGGAGGATATGCATTTTATGGATGTACGGGGCTAACCAGTGTTAGTATTCCAAGCAACTTAACGTGGCTAGATGGTTATGCGTTCTATGGATGTAAAAGGCTGACTAATATAACGATCCCAAGCAGTGTGACTTGGATAGGAGATTATGCGTTTAGTGGGTGCACAGGCCTGACCAGTGTTAATATTCCAAGCAGTGTGAAGAGTATACTTGAAGGAACGTTCGATGGATGTAAAGGGCTGACTAATGTTAATATTCCAAGCAGTGTGACGAGTATTGGAGATCATGCGTTCGTTGGATGTATAGGACTTAAAAGCATTACGATACCAGGCAGCGTGATGAGTATAGGAGACTTTTCGTTCAGATCATGTACAGGACTGACAAGTATAACGATTCAAGAAGGCATGATAAGTATTAAATACGGTGCATTTTATGGATGTACAGGATTGACCAGTGTTAACATTCCAAGCAGTGTGACGAGTTATTCTGATGCTGCGTTCTATGGATGTACAGGACTGAAAAGTATAACGATCCAAGGAGGTGTTACCTGTATAGGAAGTTCTATGTTCTTTGGATGTACAGCGCTAACAAAAATAACAATCCCAAGCAGTGTGATAAGTATTAAATACGGTGCATTTTATGGATGTACAGGATTGACTCAAGCACACTTTTTAGGTAATGCACCTGTTTTGGAAACGAATGCGTTTTACCAATGTAATTCTTCATTTAAGGTTTATTATATAAGTGGTAAAACTGGTTTTACAAATCCGTGGTATGGCTATACAACGATTGAAGAAATTGGAATACAAAGTCCAACATTAACTAATGGAGAAGAGTATGCAGAATCCTTTGACTACAACCCAAATGTCTATAACAAGAATCTAGCAGTAAAAGCAGCAAGATATTCGATGCTAGCTTATGACGATTTTATTAGAAATAGTTCTACGCCAGTTGAGCAATATTACAATACTTCAAATAGATTAGGTTATCCATATTCTCTAACTCAACAATTATACTATGATAAGTTTACGGATTACAGGGTTGAAAACTATGCGGATAAAAAACCAAATAATGTTGGATATGTCTTTGCAAAAAAACAGGTTAATTATAACGGGGTAAAGCGGACCGAGATTGCAGTAATTGTAAGGGGCACTGATGGAGAAGAATGGAAAGGAAACATGGATATTACAGGTACGGATTATAATTCTACCTTTGACGTACATGATAGTTTTTGGCAAGCAAAAGAAGAATTGAAAATCAAGTTAAAAGACTATTTAATAAACACTACAAATGCAGTCCTTTTTGTAACGGGGCATAGCCGGGGAGCGGCAGTTGCAAATTTACTGGCAAGCGATTTGACAGATGATAAACTTGGAGGAAAAGTCGGCGATGTGTTTTGTTACACTTTTGCTACGCCAAACAATACAAGAAAACCAAATTTATCAAAGACAAATATTTTTAATTTTTGCTTTAAAGATGATTTTGTGCCACAAGTCCCTCTGGCTAGAAATGGGTGGGACTATGGTAAGAACGGTAAAACTTTTACTGAGACGGCACAGGAATTATATTCTAATAATCCATCATTTAGGGAAAATATGGACCTTTTCGTACAAACGTCGGACAATTCACATAATAAAGCTGATTTTAATAGCGAGGGGACAAAAGAGTTAATTGAATATGTGGGTGGAAGATGGAATAATGTTGAAGAATATTATCATTATAAGAATTTATTTGATAACACGTTATATGATTTTTTCCGTAACAAATTAGCACCCTTAGTAATTGATCCATCAAATCTGTTCAATTTTGCTAATTTTAAGGCTACAAGTGGAGCTTTTAAAATTCCAAGAGACTTCTTTTTATATGGATCAGGTGGGTTATGGTGGAAGCATTATATCTTTGATACACATTCTCCATTTACTTATTTTGCAGCTATTGCACTTGGAGGTTTTAATGTCGAATCACAGTCTAATTCTATTAAATTGTTAAAAGCAACCCTCCCAACCACGACTTCCGCGCCTTCGAATCCAAACGCGGCTGAAGTTGCAAAACTTAAGACGTTTGCGCAGCAGGGAGATAATCTTACCGCGTTGGGATGGAACCTCAGCGATATTTCCACTTGGACTGGCGTGCTTTGGGACTTGGGGGATTCTAATTCAGTTGTAAGCATGGATGTAAGTTACAAGAACTTAACTGGCACCCTTAATCTCAATGGGTTTATAAATCTCATTTCCTTAAACGCAAGCGGGAATGCGCTCACCGCTCTCAATATCGGTGGATGCACGGCTTTGACTGACCTCGACGTGATGTACAACAAACTCAGTGCTGTTACACTTTCTGGACTTTCGGCACTTCAAATTGTAAAGGTATCGTGGAACGAATTGACTTTACTTGACGTGTCGAACTGTACAAAGCTTGAAAAACTTTCTTGCGCAAACAACAATATTTCCACACTCAGCCTGACGGCAAACACAAAACTTACAGAACTTTATTGCGCTAACAACGCTTTGACAGCACTTAACCTTTCTGTAAATTCACTTTTAACACAACTGAGTTGTGAGCAAAACAACCTCGACATACAGAGCGGCTCAACCGCCCTGACCACGATAAACACTGTAAGCACAAGAACGGGTGCTTGGGTGATGTACGAACCTCAAAAATTCTCGGCAAGCCCGACTTTTAATGCTTCAGATATCGCGAAGTTAAACACTTTTGCGAATCAGGGTCAAAATCTAACCAAGTTGACTTGGGATTTTGCTAAGCCACAAGAAATGTTTGGTATTGCATGGTTGAAGGTCGGAACGGAGTATAGGGTCAACAAAATAAGTATTGACAACCTTGCTTTGACTGGAAGTGCTGATTTCTCGGGTATGCCTTATCTGGAGGCGTTTTCGTGTAATAGTAATGCGTTTGCAAGTATCAACGTCTCTAATTGCGTAAAACTAACCAACCTGGCCTGCACTAGCGCAGGAATTAATTCATTAAACATCACGAGTTGCCCGCTGCTTTTTGTAGTAGATTGTCAAAACAACGCACTGGACGTAACAGCAACATCTGGGCTTATGACCGAATTTAATAGTATTTTACGGCGTGATAATGCTTTTTTGCTTTATGAGGGACAAAAAATTCTGGCGGACAAAAGCCAATTTAATGCGAGCGAGTACGGAACATTGAAAGTATTTGCATCGTCGGGGACAAACAACACCTTGCTTAACTGGAATCTAGAAAAGCCTGGAGAATGGACGGGCGTTGTCTGGGAATTAGTAAGCGGGGAGTATCGTGTAAAGGGCATGAATTTCTCGACAATTGCGCTAGGTGGGGCTCTAGACTTGTTGGGCTTTGCCAGTCTAAAGGATATCAATTTTAGTTCTTCTAAGATTACATCTATTGCTATGCCAAGCGGCTTGACAGAAATTCAAGACAGAGCTTTTTATGATTGCAGTGAACTAGCAAGTGTGACAATTCCTAATAGTGTAACAAAGATTGGGAAGGACGCATTTTATAATTGTGTAAAACTAAAACTGACAACTCTGCCAAGTGGGCTGACAACAATTGATAATGGTGCGTTTGCTTGGTGCATAAGCCAGACGAATGTAGATTTGCCAGCAGCTTTGCAGAGCCTGGGTGCGTATGCGTTTTCAAATTGTGTAGGGCTGACGACGGTAAAAGTGCCAGTGAGCGTGACTACGATAGGGGAGTCTGTATTTTTAGATAGTCCAAATGTGAGATTGCAGGTGAATCTAGTTTCTACGGCTAAAGATTATGCGGTATTGAACAATATACCTTACGTGGTTATTGATTCGACTGCGACACCAACACCAACTCCTACGTTAGCACCGACACCAACACCGACGTTAGCATCAACGCCAACACCTACGCCAACACCTACGCAGACATTAGCACCAACTCCGATACCGGTTTCAAGCATTAAACTGAATATTACGGCTACCACGCTGAAAGTTCCACAGACGCTTCAGTTGACAACAACAGTACTTCCTGCAAACGCAGCTAATAAATCTGTCACATGGTCTTCAAGTAATACTAAAATTGCGACTGTTTCTATTGACGGTAAGATGTATTCAAAAGCGCAAGGAGTGTGTATAATTACGGCAACTGCATTTGGAGGAAAAACAGCAACCTGCAAAGTCACAGTAACTCAGCCAGTAATCTCCGTAAAACTCAACAAAACAAGCCTATCAATACTCAAAGGCAAAACTACCAAGCTCATCCCAATCATCAACCCATCCAATGCCAGCAACAAGAAAGTGACTTGGAAATCAAGTAATAAACTTATTGCCATGGTTAGTTCGACTGGAACAGTTAAGGGTATTAAGAAGGGCACCTGTTATATAACGGTAGTCACGGTTGACGGAAAGAAGAGTGCAAGGTGTAAGGTTGTAGTGAAATAGATAAATGTAATGACTATTAACCAGAGGCGTTCAAAAGGATACCTCTGGTTTTAAATGGATTTCAAAAAACTGTACTTTTTACCACTTTTTCATTCCCACACTAACCAACCCCCGACCTAGGGAACATATTCAAAAAACTACTCACTCGAAGTCGAATTTTCATAGTACGGAAACATATACAGCAGATGACTAATCTCGACCCAGACAGTGAGAGGAAACATATCTGTCAATATTTTTTATTAATCCAATAAAACAAAGGATTTATCCGAAGGGTCTGTAG